CGTTGAATTTCGTTCGCATCCATACCGGCAATGGTGCCGGTCGCCCGCGCGTGGCGCGAGCACTCGCCTTTGTCGTGCTGCCGGGTACAGCGCACTCGTGATCCGCGCAATGAAACGTGCGTCGACAATGGCCGCTCGACATACGCAACAGTGCGGGCGGCTCGTGCCGCGCGCGCATTTCCACTCTCGCAACACGATGACGATTCACCCTACCGACGCCGCGCCCGCGGCCGATCTTTCCCCGCTACTCGACCGACTTCACGCAATGGATGCGCTCACGCTCGCGCGCATGCTGCCCGACGCGTCAATTGACATGGTGTTCACCGATCCGCCGTATTCGTCGGGCGGACTGCACACGTCGGCGCGCTCGCGGCCGCCGAGCGAGAAGTACATCAACAGCGACACGAAAGCCGCCTACGTGGACTTCGAGAGCGACAACATGGACCAGCGCGCGTGGGCGTTCTGGTGTCACGCCTGGCTGAGCGAATGCCGCCGCGCGTTGAAGCCGGGCGGGCTGCTCGTGAGCTTCATCGACTGGCGTCAGCTCCCGACGCTGACCGATGTCGTGCAGGCGGCCGGCTTGATCCTGCGCGGCGTCGCGGTATGGGACAAGACGCCCGGCCGCACGCGGCCGCGGCGCGGCGGCTTCGCGCAGCAGGCGGAATTCGTCGTATGGGCGAGCCGCGGCGCGATGCGCGACTGCGAGGTGTATCTGCCGGGCGTGTTCCCGTGCCGCTTGCCGTTGCCGAAGCAACACGTGACCGAGAAGCCGCTCGACATAGCGCGCGAGGTCGTGCGGCTCGTGCCGGCCGGCGGCGTCGTGTGCGATCTGTTCGCCGGTTCCGGCACGTTTCTCGCCGCGGCGCGCGAGGCCAGCCTACATTGGATCGGGTGTGAGACGAATGCGGCGTATCACGCGATCGCATTGCATCGCTTGGGTATGTCGAGCGACTCAGCGCTTCAGGTCACTTAACGACCCATGTCGCTTGCGCTCGATCGCCGCGCGCATGCTTCAACTCGGAGACAGGCGGGCCGACAACCATGTCCGAGCGTGAGTGTCTTCGACAGCCAGTCGTAAAAGTGTCGTCGGCCAGTTCGTGAACTTTTAAAAATGTTCAGAACGCTTATGTGATGCGAACTATTTTATGTTGAGTGGTTTCGTGTCCCGATTAGGAATTACTCCCTCGGTGCCTGTCCAACCTGCATACTTCACATCCGATGCATGGGGGTCTACGACAGAATAGACGCCGACGCCAGCTGAGCTGGATTTGACTAGAGCATAGCCCTTCGGTGCAGCGAAATTGCATCCGGTACCCAACAGTGATCTGCCTAGAGGATCATTTCCAGTGTGGCACGACAAGAGATACAGCGTCACATTGCGCTGGTTGAGCGATGTTCCGAACGGCACAATCTGATCCTGCCGCATATCCTTCGGTGGATTGCCCATGGCGATCTCAAAGGTGTTGTTATTGCCATGACTCATAATGGCGAGATAGCCACCGTTATCAACCGAATCGATCTGCGACCAAAAGAAATCAGTGCTATTTGTTAGCGCGACTCTTGTGTAATTTTTGTTCTTGAAGTAGTCGAGCAAATCCTTGTTGGCCTCGTTCGCGTCATATAGAAACAGTTTGCTAGGCATCGTAAGCCTCCTGGAACAAAGCGGCATCTATGAAGACCAAGCACGCACATCGGATGTCGAGCGAACAGACTGTGCAATCCGCGCGTGCGTGACGTGCAGCCTATCTAAGCGTTGGATTCACACAACTCCAATTTTTGGTAGGTGCGCGACGATTTACCGAGTCAACTCGCGAAGGAGCCGATCGCGCACGAGCTCGCGATCGGCATCCGAGAAACCGAGCACGACGCGAACCGGATACTGCGCGAGCGGCCCGCCCGGCTCGACGGGCGCTTTCTGACCCTCCTGGTGGACACGTGCGATGCGCGACAGTCGTTCGTCGAAGCCGATCGCGAGGCCCGTACTGTCGACATCGATGCGCAGATAGCGCGCGGTGCGCAGCTTCCGGAACATCGCCTCGCGCTTGACGCGGCCGGCCTTCTCGCGCAAGCGCTTGCCGCCCGCCTTCACCTTCCGCGGCTCGTACGCGCTGCCGTCCGGATTCCGCTGCGCGGCGACGCGCGACTGCTGCGCGCGGCGCAGATCGCGGCCGAGCTCGCGCAGCAGTTGACGGCGGGCCGCCGGCGACAGCTTCGCGAGCAACCCGCCCGCCCATCGTTCGAGCGCCTGAAGATCGTCCGTCATGAGAGCCACTCGTCGGCTGCGTCGTCGATGTGCTCGACCGTGCGGTTGCCGGCTTCGTCGGTGCCGACCACGACGCTTTCCGACAGCTTCACCTTGAGCCCGAGGTCGACGGCGTTGTTCGACAGGATGTCGGCGACGAACGTCATGCCGTTGCGGCGCTCGTCCCGATTCGTCACGAGGTCCGGCTGATTCGCGCGCGCCCATTCGACCACGGCGATCATCACGTCGTCCGGGTTGCCGATGAAGTCGCGAATGATGATCTCGCACTCGTATTCATAGTCGAACGACGCCGTGCGCGTGCCCGTCGCCTCGATCCGGCCTTCGTTGACGAACACGAGCAACTGGTCCGGCGAGGCGTTGAGCTGCGGTAACGCGGCGACGAGCGCCGCGCGTAGACTGCTCGGCTTATTCATGGCCGTCCGTCCGCCGCACGCGTGCCTGACACGTCGCGATCATGTCGACTTCGGACGCGCAGCGCGCCCACGCCGCGCGCGCGACGTGCAGCGCGTCGCTGAGTTCACCGTTGGTTCGCGGCGCCATCGCCGGCATCGTGCACGGCGTCACCGCCGCGCATTCGTTGAGCGAAATCGTCGGCGCCGTTGAGGGTGGGGCTTGCGTGCAGGCGCACAACGTCGTCAGGCAGAGCGCCAGCAGCCCAGGCGCGCACGGCGGCGTTTTCATCGATCAGTCTCCGCAGTTCGTTTCGATAGGTCGCGAGCGTCGCGTCGACGCCGGCGCGTGCGCGCGCGAGCTGCGCGCGCTGCGCGTCTTTCGCCTTGGCATCGGCCAACAGGCGCTCGATCACGGCGGCGCTCGCCTGCGCGTCGAGTTTCGCGCGGCGCGCGTCGTCGGTCGCCCGGTCGAGCTGCGCGCGCAGCGCGCGGCCGTGCTGACAGCTTGCGACGAGCGCGATCAACGCGAGCAGCGCCAGCCACGGCATGAGGCGCGAGAGGTTCATGCGGCCGCCTTGCCCGTGCCGGCGTACTTCGCATACGCGCGGTCGAGCTTCACGTCATGCAGGTTGATCGCGAATCCCGGGCCGTTGTAGCCTTCCGAGAACGCCGCCCACTTCCGGGCACGAAGCGCCGCGAGCAGCTTCTTGTCGGCCGCGACGTACCGCACGAACGCGTCGAGGTGCTCGGCTTCGCCCAGCTCCATACGGGACACGAATTCGTCGACGCTCGCGTAACCCAGGCGTTTCCAGTGATACGCCATGATCTGGAACGCGCCCCAGCTCGCGGACTCGTAAGCGGATGCCGCGTCGATGCGCGCCGCGGTGTCGAGCCGCACGTATTCGGCGGCGCCGCCCTGGTAGCCGCCGCGCTTCGGGTTGACGACGTCCGGCCATCGTGCGGCGGCAGCGTCCGCCGCTTCCCTGCCGACATTCGCGACGAGCCGCTGATACATGACATGCCGCTCGAACAGGATTTTCGGCCGGCCGTCGTCCAGAAAGCCGACGCCGCGCGACTCAACTTCGTTGACCGCCCGCACGCACGCGAGCGATACGCCGAGCGTCGCGGCCGCGCGCGCGAGGTCGGCGTCCGTCAGGTGCTTAGGGTCGCGCTGCCCGCTGGCGAGCACCCGGTACGTCTTCGGGCCGGCGATGCCGTCGACGACGAGACCCGCGGCCGCCTGCAACGTCTGGACGGCCCGCTCGGTCTGTTCGTCGTAAAGGTGCGATACGTCGACCGGATAACCGGCGCGCACGAGGCGCTGCTGCAGCAGTCCGACTTCCGCGCCGTGATCGTTGAATCGAAGGATGTTCACGCTTCGTCACTCCGTAGAAGGCGCGCGACGTTGCCGCGCGCGAGGTACACCAACACGGCGAGCAGAACCGCGAGCGCCGCGTGAAAGAAGCCGGTCGGCTTCGGATGAAACAGCAGCTCGATCGCCGAGCCGCCCGAAATCGCGACGATCACCCAGGCCGCCCACGCGACGTGGAAGCGATGCCGCGCGCCGTTCTTGCGGTAGGTCAGCACGCGCACGATGACGGCCAGGTGCGCGGCGAGCGCGACGAGTGCGGACGAGACATGCACGTCAGTCTCCCTTGCGAAACAGCGCGAACAGGTCCATGCCCTTCACGCGCTCGATCAGCGTGAGCGTGACCGCGATCACGAGCGCGGCCGCGAAGAACGCGGCGACACCCGTCGAGCGGATCGGCACGGCGTGGATGATTTCAGGCGCGGCGAGGTAGCCCATCACGAGCGAGATGAGCATGTACGCGGCGCGCTTCGCGAGGCCGAGGTCTTTCGACGTGACGACGACGAGCGCCGCGCCCGCGAACGCGCCGATTAGCGCGTCGCCGTCGACGCCCGGCGCGATGCCGGCGAGGCCGACCGCGGCGAACAGCGCCGCGGCCGAAGAAGTGTTCGGTTCAGCCATTCATTCGGCTCCGGTCAGTCAAACAGTTGCAATAGCGGCGTGGTCGTCTCGATCGCGCGGCGCTCGGGCATCTCCACGACGGTTCCCATCGGCAGCACGACGCCGAGCTCGGCGAGGCCGGGGTTCGCTTCGAGCACGGCTTCAACCGTGCCCGCCGTGCTGCCGTAGTGCCGCCAGCACAGCGCGTCGAGCGTCTCGCCTTGCAGCGCCGCGATCTTCATTGCCCGAGCGCCTGCCCGTCGCGATCGAACAGGCCGAGCACGCGCGGCTTGAGCCGGGCTCGCCGGCGCGCGATCACGGCGGCTCGTATGGCCGCCTCCGCGCCGGTGCGATCCGAGCAATAGGCAATCTCAAGCCAGAACAGGCCAGCGACGCGCTGCTGCACCTGGCACGCGCCGACGCAGAACAGCTTCCCGCCGCGCACGCGGGACTGCGCGAACTGACGAATGCGGTACAGGGAGCGAGCCATCAGATCAGTTCCACCGTCGAGCGCGCCAGGCCGAGGATGTCGCTGATCGCCCATCGCGCGGCGCGGCGTGCGTCGTCGACCGTCGCGGCCAGATCGGCCGCGACCTGGCCGCCGCTCTTCGTCGTGTCGTAGCCGCGGTACTTCTCCGTCACGTCCGCGTGCGTTAGGTGGTACACCGCGCGCCGGTAGCGGGCCACGTGTGCCGATTCGCCATCGATGCGCGGCGCCGGCACGTCGGCGAGCGTCGCCGCGCCCGCCGCGCGCTGCCGGGCGCGCCACGCGGCGAGCTCGTCGTTCACGGTCAGCAGCGCGTCGCGCGCGGCGTGCCGCAGCCGCTCGGCCGTCACGGTGCCGTCCAGGCGCATCGCGTCGCGCAGCGCGGACAGATCGATGTCCGGGAAGAAGCCGTCGTTCGTCAACGTGCCTTCGATCGGCGTCGCCGCGACGGCGGGCGCGGCGGTGGCAACAAAGCTGTTCATGGTCGGTTCGCAATGAGGTGGCGGTGGACCGGCGCACAAGGCCCGTGACCGTCAGGCGTAGGGCCTGGGCGCCGGTGCCGCCATGCCGAGGTGGGCTCTTTACGTGCCGTCGGCGCCGTCGCCCCGACGGCCCGCGGCTTCGACCTGCTTCGTCAGCCGGTCGATGTCCTTTTTCACGCCGACGCGATCGTTCAGCGCGACCGCGCGGCGCAGATAGTCGAGCGCGCGCGCCGGCGCGGCGGCCTGCGTCGCGTAGCCGAGCGCCTTGTACAGCTTCGCGCGTACCTGGTCGTGCATGTCGGCCTCGCGCGTCAGATCGTCGACGAGCTCGAGGCTCGCCGCGTCGAACGTCTCGCCGTCGAGGAACGACGACAGCGCGGCGTCGGCGAACTGCTCGGCGACGAGCGACGCGAGCGAGCGCTCGAACTGGTCGGGCAGCGTGAGCCCGTTCGAGAGCGCGTAGGCCGCGATCGCGAGCGCGCCGTTGAAGTCGCCGGCATCGATGCGCCAGACCATGACCGTCACGAGCACGTCGTCCTGCGCGCCGCGGCCGCCGCTCAACACGCCCGCCACGTAGTCGGCGTAGTCCGGCAGCAGCTTGCGTTTCAGCTCGATCTTCCGCTCGATCGACTGAATGCCCTTGAGCGCGCGGCGGTCGGCCGCGAGCTTCGCGAGCATCAGCTCATAGGCGGTCGTGCCCTTCATCGTCGCGCCGGGCGACGCGGCGGCCGCCGCGCGCGCGGCCGAGACGCGATTGAAGTGTGCGCGGGCGGGCGTGTTGATCGTCATGCCGCCGCCAGTTCGATGTTTTCGGCCACGCAGCCGCAGCCGAAGTCTTCGACCACGTAGGCGTCGTTCGACGATTCGTAGTTCTCGATGCGGTCGCGTTCCGGCACTTCCTTCAGCGTGCGCCGGCGCGCGCCTTCCTGGTAGTAGATCGACAGATTCGACAGCTTCGTGACCATCAGCGCGCGCTTCGGGAAGAACGGCACGCGCACGGCCGGCAGATTGCCGATGCGCTTCTGGCTCACGATCAGATCGGCCGCGAGCCGCTCGGTCGGCGCCTGCGTCGCGTTGACGATCGGGAAATACTTGTCGTGCAGCAGCTCGCGGCCGCAGATCACGACGAGGCCCGTGTCTTCCTGGAACCACGGGTCGATCATCGACGACACGATATCCATCACGAGCGCGTCGAGGTTCTCGTAATCGCCCGCCTTGCCGACGAGCACCTTGCCGGCCTGCTTCGCGCCTTCGTGCAGCACGCGCTGCGCTGCGCGCTCGCGGTACTGTTGCAGCCAACCGATGTTCACGTCCTGCAACAGCGGGTTTGCCTGACGGTCAGTCGTCGCGGCCGCCTTCACGCCGTTCCAGCCGATCATGATGCGATCGAGCGCCCCCTGGTTGAGGATCACGTCGCGGATGCGCTGCTGGAAGTCGGCGAACTTCGCCCACATGTCGAGCTTGCGATACGGAATCGCCGTGTCGTAGTCGGTCTTCTCGCAGCGGTAGCGGTTGCTGTCGAGCGCCGTCGGGTCGATCGGTTGGCGCGCGGCCTTCGTCGTGTCGGTGCGGCTCGCGATCGGGCCGGACACGGACAGGCCGAGCTTTTCGCCTTCGAGCTCGGTCACGGGCAGCACGTTGATGCGCTTGAGAAACTCGCTCGATTCCTGCATCTTCGTTTCGAGCCGCTGTTGCACGGTCGGCTCGACCGCGAATTTCTTCGACACGTCGCCCGTGTCGTTCAGCTTGGCGATTTGCGCGGCGTACTTTTCATATGCCTGGCGCGTTTCCTTCCTCATCGGGAAATTCTCCTGTGTGGTGTGCGGGATGGGTCAGCAGTCGGTCACGAGCTCGCCCGTCGAGCCGGTCGACGGCGGGCGCTGCGGCGCGCCGTTGTCGGTGTTCGACAGCTTCTCGGTCAGCGCTTCGACGGCGGCGAAGGCTTCATCGGCGCGCTTCTTCGCGTCGGCCGCGGCGCCCGTCGCGCTCGTGACAGCCGTGCTCAGCGTCGCGACTTCGCGGCCCGTGTGGTGCGCATGGATGGCGACCCGCTCGAGCGCTTCGCGCACGTCGGCGAAGCGCTCGTCGTCGTTCTCGCGGTTGCGGGCGAACAGGCCCTTTACCCATTCCTTGAGACCGGCCGTTTCGGCCGCGCCTTCGAATTCGATCGCCGTCTCGCACGCGGGCGTATAGAGGTTGTTCGAGCGCTTCGCGGCGAATTGCAGCGCTTCGGTGCCGAGGCTCGCCGGGTCGTCGGTCGCCGCGAGCCCGACGAGATACGCCTCGCCGATGTCGGCGAAGTCGGGGTTGATCTCGATCGACGTGAAGAGCTTCTGGCGCTTCTTCGACAGCGCGACGAGCTCGTCGGTCGGATCGATCTGCGCATACAGCGCCATCTTCCCTTTCAGCGGGCCGTCTTCGATTTCGGCCGCCTTCAGCGCGATCACGTCGCCATACGCGCCGAACGGGTTGTTCGCCGACAGCGGCGCCCAGCCCTTGATGTGCTCGACGTTCACGCGTGCGCCGTACAGCTTCGGGTCGTAGTGCTTCGCCATCTGCGTGAGCCATTCACGCTTGATCTCGCGACCGTCGACGGTCGCG